GGCCAGGCTTTTTCGCTGCGCCGATTACACCTCCCGAAGACCACGGTCTAGCAGGAGGTCGCGCGACCATGCCTACCCTGAGCAACTCGTACGCGGGCACGCCGTTCGAAGGCTTCTCGCTCAGCCACGCGGCCATTCTCAGCGGAACCACTGGGGCTGAAGGTGCCACCGTTTACGGTGTGCGAAATGGCACCATCAGTACAGACCAGGGTAACTTTGAGAACACTGGTGACGATGTGGTTTTGAGCGAACACTTTTGGATTAATTTCGCCAACGTTACGATCGAGGAAGGTTACATCCCTTTCTCGACAATCGCGTACATCACCGGCACGAGCGTCACCTCCTCCGGTGCGGCGGGCGCGGACTACTACGCCATCCCGCTGTGGACCCTGGCCTCGATGAACCAGGTGACCCAGCCGCTGGCCATCCGGGTGCCGTCCAAGGACGCCGGCGGGCAGATCCGGACACTCGACTTCGTCCTGTACCGTGTACAGTTCCAGCCTTTCAACTTCACCGGGCCGAGCTACAAGACCGGCCTGAGCTGCAGCATTGCCGGGCGGGCGCTGTTCAGCACCGTCAACGAGATCGGGCAGGCGCTGCCGGTCGCCTACGGCGGCACGTCCGGTTCCAACGGCATGTCCATCGGCCGCCTGGTGTCCCTGCCGGGCACCGAGACGGGCGCGTTCGTGGCCGAGCCGTTCGGCGCGGGCGGCGGCACGGTCGTCTAGTCGCTTGACTGCGGTACAGTAATGCTGCCGTCGGTTCGCTGATGGTCTACTTGTGAAGCAGTTTCGGGCACGCGACAGCCCGCCTCGCTGACACTGAGGCGGGCTGTTTCGCGTTGTCCGCCGATTGCCCCGGCACCTGACCCGAGGACCCTGAGAGGACCCGTCACATGCCGGACGACAGCGAGCTGGACCGCATTGACCCGCAGCCGGTAGAGGTCAAGATGTCGACCGGCTTCACCCTCGAAGTGGTGCGGATGCAGACCCGGCAGTTCTTCCGGCTGCTGCGGGTGCTCACCCACGGGGTCGGCCCGGCGCTGACCCAGACGCAGCTCAACTTCCAGGGCGACCCGGAGGAGTTCGGCACCAAGCTGCTGATGCTGGTGGTCATGGCCATTCCCGACGCCGAGCAGGAGACCATCGCGTTCCTGTCGGCGATGTGCCGCCCGGCCGGCGTGGTGGACAAGCAGGCTTCCCAGTTGACCAAGCAGGAGTCCGAGGCGAACAAGGAACTGTGGGACAGGTTCGGCACCGAGCTGCACAACCCGGGGCTGGAGGACACGCTCGACCTGATTGACGTCATCGTGCGCCAGGAGGCCCCGGAGCTGCAGGCCCTGGGAAAAAAACTTCAGCGGATGTTCGACCTGTTCAAGAAGACGGGCCAGGACAAGGAGCAGCCGGAACCGCAGCCGGCGGTGCCGGATCTCAGCTCGCCGGGGCGTTCGCCGCAGCGTTCGACGTCCTCAGCCACGAGTACGGGTGGACCGACGAGTACATCCTCGGACTCCCTGTCTGCCGGCTGAGGCAGGTGCTGGAGGCAGCCGGGGCGCGGCAGCGGAGCGAGCAGCGGGCCCGGCTGAAGACGGCCGAGTGGCAGGTGAAGACGATCTGCAGCTTCATCGGGGCGCAGGCCCCGGTTGACGTCGGCAAGCACGGGGGGCGCAACCCGCTGGTGGAGATGGCCGCCTCCATCGACATCTTCGGCGCCAGGTCGCCGGAGGAGCAGGAGCTGGACCGCATCCGCGGGCCGGCGGTGGCCGCCCGCGTGGAGGACGACCCGCGGTTCGGGAAGGTCGCCGCCGACCCGGAGCAGGGCGTGGAGGCCAGTAATTCTTCTGGGTCGTACGAGGCCTTCATGGCGATGATGGGCGGCCCGCCGCCGGTGCCCGGCCGCTGACGATTATCCGGGCGTCGTCGCAGGGGAGGCCCGTTGCTTCACATCCAGTGCAACCAGTGCGGCAAGTGGACAGTCGCCGGGCCCGAGGCCGGCGCCGACCCGGCCAGCGCGCTTGAGTGCGGCTGCTGCACGCAGGCCCACAACCACGACCACGCGGCCAGCGCCTGCCCCGGCGCGGGGCTCAACCACCAGGGCGCGCCCTGCTCTCACCCCGACGGCGGCTGGGCCTGCAACGTGGTGACCCCGCTGGGCGAGGACTGCCCCGGCGGGCACTGCGGGCTCGGCATCGAGGGCTGCACGGTGTGCAGGCCCATCACCATCACGTTCCTCGCGGGCACGGTAAAAGGGCTGACCGCTCATGCCTAACATGACCGACCGCAACACCAGCGGCAACAACCTGGTCAACAAGCTGCAGCAGGCGATCTACTGCCTGACGGCGACCACCACCTACACGCCAGGCGCCGGCGGCGGCTCCGCGTTCGCCGTCACCCCGCCGTTCTTCCTGCGGCTGCTGACCGCCCAGGGCTCCAACACCGCCAACGGCACGGAGCTGTCGGGCACCGGGTACACCGCCGGCGGCAACACGATGGGCTCCCCGGCGTTCGGCACCCCGTCCGGCGGCGTCATCGCCAGCGCCAACGCGGTCTCGTGGACGGCGGGCGCGGCCTGGTCGGCTGTCGTCGCGGTGGAGGTCTGGGACTCGGCGGCCACCAAGCTGCGCTACCTGCAGGGCGCCATCACCTCGGTCACCCTGGCTAACGGCAACACCCTCAACTTCGCCGCCGCGGCCATCACCGCTGACTCCTCGCAGTCGTAGGAGGCCGGCATGCCCGGCACCCAGTGGTCCGCGCCCAGCAGCCCGGGCAACGTCGCGTCGAATACGGTGTCGTCGTTCACCACGGCGACGTTGACGGACGTCTCCCCCGGCACGTGCCTCATCCCAGCGGGCGCGCTGAACCCCGGCACCCGCCTGCGGATCACCGCTACCGGGTCTTACGTCGCGACGACGACGGCGTCCACCATCACCTGGGGCCTGTACGTGAACCAGGCCGGCACGGCGATCGGCACCACGCCCGCCGTCCTGGCCGTCTCCCCGGCGATCTCGGCTGTCGCGGTCAACGGGATTACCTGGCTGGCGGAGTGGTTCGGGCACATGGCCGCCGTCTCCACCACGACAGGTACCTCAGCGTCGTGCGTCGGGCACGGGCAGATGAACACCGGCGCTACCTCGCTGACCGGGGCCATGGCCGTGTACCCGATGCCGGTCACCGTCGCGGGGATGACCGTCGCGCAGACCGCGACCGGCCTGATCACCTACACCGAGCAGAACGTGTTCGTCGGCGTGACGATCGGCACCAACACCGGCCTGACCTCGATCACGTGTGACGAGCTGACCTGCGAACTGATCGGCTAGGTAACCGTCTGCCGGGAGGGCGGTGAGCCATGGCAATTACGCTGGACGGCTCTACTCCGGCGGCAGTCGACAACTTCGGCAGCACCAGCCTCACCGCAGTCACCGCCTCGTTCTCGCCTCCCGCCGCTTCGCTGGTCCTGGTAGGAGTGGTCTGCCAGCAGGGGGCCGGGACGATCGCCGTCGCGGACTCGCTGTCCAACTCCTACGCAGCCGGGCCGGCGAAGAACGCCTTCAGCGCTAACGGGGTTTCGCTTTTCCAGCACTACTACGCGACGGCCCCCGGCGCTGTCACGGTTACGGCAACTCGCAGCGTTACCACGACCGGGGACTTCTCCGTGTCCGCCCAGGTGCTGGACGGGGCGGCGGCATCGCAAGCCGGCGCTGCGTCCGCTACGACAAGCGGGTCGAGCACCACCCCCCTGACCGGGAGTATCACGCCTACTGCGCTCGGCGGCTGGGTTATCGCGGGGGTGGCCTCTAACTCCACGACCGGAGTCGCCTCCGGGCTGACTGACCTGCACAACGTGCACGACGCGACAGACGGGTGCCTGGCTACCCTCGGTTACGCCGTTACGGGAGCACTTACCGCCGAGACGGTGGGCTGGACTAACGGCGGAGTTAACGCCTTCTGGTCATGGGCCGCGTGGGAGATCCTGCCCGCCGTTACGGCGGCAGCGCCGACGGCCAGCCGCTTCCTGGCGGCGCCCGGCTGGTTCCCGGGCGCCGACGCCCGCGTCACGCAGGCGGGCGGCATCCCGTTCTACGTCCAGCCGCAGCAGCAGCCGGGCCCGGCGGCGCCTCCCGTCGGCTTCGCCGGCTCAGCCGCGATGGACGGCGAGGGCGCGCTGGCCGCTCCCGCCTCGCTCGCCGGCGCGGCAGCCCTGACGGGCACTGGCACGCTGACGGCCGGCCCGGCCCTCGCCGGGAGCGCCGCGATGGACGGCGAGGGCGCGCTGGCCGCCGGCCCGGCCCTTGCCGGGACCGCAGGGCTGTCCGGGGTCGGCATCCTGGCCGCGACCGGGCAACTGGCTGAGCCAGCGGCTCTCGCCGGAACGGGCACGCTGACGGTATCTCCGGACCTTGCCCCCGCCGCCCCGCTGGCCGGCGCTGGCACGCTGAGTGCCGCCGGCCAGCTAGCCGCGGCAGCCGCGCTGTCCGGCTCGGGCAGCCTGGAACTGGCAGTCGGCCTGGCCGTGACCCTGTCCGGCGCCGGGGCCTTGTCCGCAGCGGGCCAGTTCGCCGGCGGGGCCGCCCTGTCCGGCACCGGGTCATTCACGGCCAGCTCGCAGTTCAGCGCCGCAGCCGCCTTGTCCGGCTCGGGGGCGCTGACGGCAACGGGGCAGCTTGCCCAGGCAGCGAGCCTGGCCGGAACCGGCACCCTCTCGGCTCCGGGGCAACTGGCCGCCCCGGCTGCCCTGGCCGGACAGGGCACGCTGACGGCGGGCGCGCAGCTCGCTGGCGGTGCGGCGCTGACCGGGACCGGGACGCTTTCCGCGAGCCCGGCCCTGGCCGGGGCGGTATCCCTGTCCGGAACGGGCACGCTGTCAGGTGCCGGGCAGCTCGCAGGGGCCGCCGGGCTGTCCGGTACAGGCTCTCTCTACCTCGGGGTGAGCCTGGCCGGCAGCCTGTCCGGGTCGGGCACGCTGTCGGCGGCGGGCACGCTGGCCCCGTCCGCCGCTCTGAGCGGCACCGGGTCGCTGTCCGCAGCCGGGCAGATCGCCGGGGCCGGGGCCCTTGACGGCGAGGGCACCCTGGCCGCCGCGAGCACCCTGGCTGAGAGCGCCGCGCTGACAGGAGCCGGGGCCCTGACCGCAGCCGGGCTGCTTGCCGGCACGGCGGCGCTGTCGGGGACGGGCAGCCTGGGGCTAGCGGTCGGCCTGGCTATCGCCCTGTCCGGTAGCGGCGTCCTGACCGCCACGTACGGCGGGTTCATCGGCGCTTCGGCCATGGACGGCGAGGGCACGCTTACCGCAGCGGGCACGCTCACTGCGAGCGCAGCCCTGACCGGGGCCGGGGTGCTTGCCGCGGGCGCGCGGCTTCCCGGACAGGCCGGCCTGTCCGGGACGGGCACGCTTACGGCCACGGGGGTCCTCGCGTCCTCCGCTGCCCTGTCCGGCACTGGCGCCCTCGCCGTCGCCGGGCAGTTCGGGGCCGCCCTTGACGGCGAGGGCACCCTGTCCGCAGGCTCGCAGCAGCCTGCAGGGGCCGCGTTGTCCGGAGCCGGGTCGCTGGCTGCCTCTGGCACGTTCTCCTCCGCAGCGGGGCTGTCCGGGCCGGGCACGCTGTCCGCAGCCGGGCAGCAGCCGCAGGGCGCGGCCCTGGCGGGCACGGGCACGCTCCTCGCCGCCGCAGCCGGGAGCGCTGCGGCGGCCATGTCCGGCTCCGGCTCGCTCGCCGCCTCACCCGCGCTGGCTCCCGCCGCTGCCCTGTCAGGCACGGGCACCCTGTTCGCGCAGTGGGCGCAGGCATCGGCGGCCTCGGCGGCGCTGAGCGGGCAGGGCGCGCTCTCGGCCGCGTACGCGCTGGTTTACGCCGCAGCGGCGGCACTGTCCGGGCAGGGCACGCTGTCGGCGCAGGCCAGCACGCTGACCGGGATTCTCGGCACGTGCCTGGCGGTTGACTACCTGGCGTTCTCCCTCGCCGCCGCCGACTACCCGGCATTCGCCTGCGACGCGGCGGGCAAGCTCGCGTACTCCGCGCTGGCCGCCAGCCGGCTGGCGTACGCGGTCGGCCCCGCAGACAAGCTCGCGTATTACGCGGGCGCTGACGATTAGCCCGGCTGAGGCCCGATGAACAGTACTTACCTGGCTGGCTCCCTGGTGCGGGTAGCCACGTACGCCGGCACCGTAGCGTCGCCCGCCGGCGGGTTCCGCGACTCCGACGGGAACCTGGGCGACCCGGCGCAGGTGGTGCTGAAGTACCAGCCGGGCACGGCGGCGGAGGTGGTCACGGTGACGTACCCCGCTCCCCCGATAATCCGGGACGGTACCGGGCTGTACCACGCGGACCTGGACACCACCGGCTTCCCCACCGATACCTGGACCTACCTGTGGGAGGGCTCCGGCGGCGTGCAGGCTGCCGCGGAGGCCGCCTTCGGGGTCCAGGCTGTGCCCTTCTGACGTGGAAGGGGGGTGGTGAGTGATGGCGTATGCGGGACCTGAGTACTGGTATGTCAT